TATTTAGATAAAGACTCTTACTTTTTAAGTATCTTTTGATGAAATGATATATTCAATTTGGTTTGAGCGCCTGTTTGACACTGCCACTCAACTCATGGGTTCTCGCCGTACTCTTTTTACAAACGGGACATTTTTGAGTTATCCTGGTTCCCTTGATAACATACGACATCGTGCATCCCTCGTGATCACCTTTAATAGTTTCACAATACGTGGTAGTCGTTAAAACCGATACTGCATTTTTTTGTCTCGTAATACTCACGACACGTGTGTCTTCTGGGCATTTCATACATCTGAGCATGAATGACTCTAATGGTTTCTTCACATCAGTTTGTTTGATTTGAGGCTTTTCTTCAAACTTTTTGATTTCTGGGCATTTATTGAGGTCTTCCTTCTTGGGATAGAGTCGCTCAACTATTTTGGGGGGTAGTTGGTGTTTACGACCATAGAAGTCTTTACAGAAACCATCCCTCCTACCCCTAATAGTCTCGCATCTACAGAAACATTTTTGGGCAATCACATAACCACTGATATGAAACCATACATGGTTTGAACTATGAGTTCTCTTTAGGTTTTCGCAGTATTTGGAATTGGTTGAAACGAGGTACGTCTCCTTATGTTTGAATATCTTTGTCACCACAGATATACGCTGCCCCTCCATATTTTTCTGGATGAATTCCTCTATATGACCCCTGAGTTCATCATTTTGAACCTCATCCTTTGTCTGTGTATCTGTAAATGTACCCTCCTTGATAACTTTAGAAGGGGGTTCCACAGTTATGTGTTGAGGCTCATTTGTTCGTACAGCGGACATCTTGAGGATATCAATATTCGGTTGCTGATCAATCTTGAGAAGGGTACTCAAAGGTCCATGTTTATACATGAAAACGGGGAGATAAGCAACCTGGACAATTTTACCTGTACCACCGCACTCTTCACAACCCCGACCACTACACTGTTGATGCTTAGCCATCTTGTGGGACCATGGCATACGAAATCCACTCCCCTTTGACTTCCTCCTAATATCACCATACACAGCTAAATCCACAATCTCATTCCAATCTACAGACCCCTTCGCTTTTGAGAGTGCCACGAGAATATGCTCCCTTAACGCTAGGGCTGAACCCTGATCCACAACAAAACCTGGCCAGTTGAGGTGTACACCAGTTTTTATGAGGGTACCCGCCTTTTTTGGTGGTGAAATAGATATGAGACACTCTTTACCACCGTGACGTTTCACTTTATCACAGATGACTTTACAGATGCCTTGAATCTCCTCTAGGGTTAGGGCTCTCTCATCCTTATAGTCAATATCAACGAAGAAATTGTACATCTCCGTCTTCTGTTCCACGACGAAGAGTTTCTCACCCTTCTTGACAGCTTCTATATACTTCTCATAGAAGTCATTCAATTTATCGAATGGCACGGAAAGGACACCTCCGTCCATGAGCACATGCGATAGATTGGTTGCATTGTTAAAATTATTTTGATTGCACCACTTTTTAAACATACCTTGTTATTGAGTCTCTTCTCTAAACCATCTCACACAAGATACATCTTGGTACTCCTGGCTTTGAGAGAGTTCTTTTTTTAGAGTTAAAAGTTCATATACAGTTTTACCTTCATTCTCCTTCATCCACTGTTCAACTTCTTCATCACAGAGACCCCTATTCTTCACGAGGAGATCTCCAATTTGCATTAAAATGTAAGCCTTGGACTTCATTCTACTTAATAGAAAATGTTTTTCTGTTGTGGGAACTCACACACGAATAGAATTTTGGATTCCTCACAACATTTTCAATTATGAGATCCCACTGTTTACGTGTGTTAAACTCTTCTAGAGTGTCAAAACTCATATAATCATTTTCGTCGTACGTCTTCTTTATGGGTAACTTCTGAATCTTTCTCAGATTCATCTTCTGCTTCTCATCGTAAAATTTCTTAACTAAGAAGTTTTGCTGACTTCTAGTGTAGTCCACAAAGAATACAAATACATTGTATTCCAAATCCACTGTAGGACTCTCCTTCACTGTAAACCTAAATTCAGTGTATTCCCCACTTTTTAATGAGACCACACCACGAGTCTCCTCCTCTAATTCCCTTAAAGCGCATCGGATGGGGTTGAAAATCTCCCTTCTCCTACATCCTCCTGTGACAAATATCCATTCCTTAAATCTCCGATCCCTAACCGTTAGGAATCGGGGTTTTTCGTCAACAAAACTGACGGGTATAGCTATAGCTTTGTATTTTTTCATTGCGCATTCGCAAGTTATAATAACCTGATATGTTTATTCCGTCTTATTTTCTTCAGTAACCTCCTCTTCCTCCTCGGTATCAACTTGAGGCGCGGGACTGGACATGGGCATTGGGGGGGTGCTCAACTTTTGGATGAGCTGGGCCGAGAAGTTCTTGAGGTTATCAACATCTTGCTTCTGTTTGTTCATCTCCCTAAAGAGGAAGATAACACCAGCGATAGCTACAATAGTAGCTACCATCATGAGGGTTTCACGGTCCATTTGAATCATTATACATTAAATAGAGGTCTTCTTTTTAAGTAATTACACCCATTTGTGTTCTTCCTGGAGATGGACATTCGTAAGGGCTCTGGGCAAATTGGACGGATTGGTAATGCGCGTCTTCACAAGACTTCTGGGTCGGCGCTGTAGGCTGACCAACAATCTTCTCGAGTGTCCTGGATTTAGGATCATACGTCAATACAAATACGATGGCGATGAGGAAAATGAGTTTCCACATGTGTGTGTGTTATTATTTAGTTAGAATATAAAAGTCCGCCCATGCCATTCTCGATGCGGAGGACATTGTAGTTGACCGCGTAGATGTCATCATTGGAATCCATACGATCGTTCACGATACGAGCGGTATCGAGGCGGGAAAAGTTGAGGGTACCTGTGGGCTGAATCTTACCAGTCTCAAGGCAGAATGGGTACACGAAGAGTTTCTCAACAGTGGGAGAAGCGACCGCAGAACCGGCGTGTGTGGTGTGGTAGTAGAGAGGCACAGTGTTGAAGTTGGGGTTGGCAAACTTGTAGTCAGCAACGTCGGTGCCGTTAATCTGAAGCTTAACCTTATTATCATAGGTACCATCGTCCTTGAGGATATTAACACCAGAGGCGTTCGCCGCCGCGAGGTACTTGATGGGATGGTTGAAGTTGAGCTCCTGGATCTTGGCACGAGAGGCTGTGGCCTTCTGCACCTGGGTGATGATCATATTTTGGGGGGTAGAGGCGAAGTAATCACGCTCGTTGGTGTCAAGAAACGCGTAGTTCGCGTAGATATCCCACTTCATACTGGAATCAGCCGCCGCAGAACCCCAAGTGATGCGAACCTCCACATCGTGGTACTGGAGGGCAATGAGTGGAAGGGCAGTCTGCCAGTTCTCACAGAAAGCGAAACGGAGAGGGTAGAAGCTCTCGTTGACTGTACCACCGTAGAGACCACCCGCGACGGACTTGGAGGTGGTGGTCGCCGAAAGGGTGGGGGCGATGAGAGTGGTGTAGATAGAGTCCTGCTCATCAATCACTTGACCACCGATAAGAAGTTCAACCTTGGAAATCATCGTAGTCCAATCCGATACGGCTTGGGTCTTGAAACCATTGTTAGGAACAAAGTAAACATAGTTGAGAAGGTCACCCTTACGCTCGAAGCGCACGGTAGACATACCGTTGTTGGAGACGTTACCCTGGATCACTTGACGTTCCACGGTTTGAGAGAAATTAGTATGACGCTTGTAGGTAGAGCGAAAAAAGCTGATTTCGGGCGAGCCGACGAGGTGGGCATCCTGAGCACCGACAGCAACGAGTTGGGCAATACCACCAGACATTTTATATTATAGTGAGAGTTTATTTTTAAGTTCACTTGTGTATAAAATTGAATGTTTTCTATGGACTCGGTGGTTCTGGGAATATTATATCATTTGTATCTATACAACCATGCTCTGGTACATCAAATGTAAAAGTACTCATATAATTACGTAAAGTATTACGATAAGCTATCCATTCCTGTCTCTTCTCTTCTGAAACATGTGGAAAATCTGGAAGTGCGTATCTATCAGTATCTTTGAGTTTTCTGTTTCTCAATTCTCTCACTAAATTTGCGACGAATTCATTCATCGCCGCATCCCACTCTTCGCGTGTTGGGGTATTGTCAACCTCCGCCCCATTTACATTCGTGAATGTTTGTATCTTATCATATACCGAGTTGGTATTTTCCATGTTTAGCGTGCTACGGGTATATTGGTGTTTTAATTTTACCATGGTGAGATGATATAACTCGTCAAAGTTACACACCCCACTTGTTCTCATCGTTGGTATATAGTTGCTGTACAAAAAAAAATACTACGTTGGCTGCACCAGGTAGGCATATATTTGGGTATGGTACCAAATACCCTCTGATTCAGTAGGCTCCACGTAGGTAGCTATCTTATCATCCGCGTCAAATTCACCATAAAGTACTTGGTTGTGTTGTTTGTAGGTATTTGTATTCTTGTAGACGTATCCACTCGTTGAAATTGTACCGAGACCAGCCTGCTGCCATGCAGATCCATTTTTATAGATAGCGATATCATACCCACGTGAGCTTCCACCTGTATCATACGTGGTCATAGTGTAGGTGATTTCGTATATACCTTTCACGGGGAATACGAAGGAAGTGTCATCGTCGTCGGTTGTGAAACGATTATTTACCGTAAAGCCATTCCAATCATAGGGGTAGTAGAGGCTACCCGAATGCGCACGGACGGCACTCGTAACATAACTCCCCATAGCTGGAAGATTCTGTCTTACGACACCGTTAATGTATATGGGGTGAGAGTTGTTCACAGTATTGGTATTAATTCCAATTTTTGCGTCTGTAGTCGTTGTACCCGAGATGACATGGTTTATAGATGATCCGGCTTCTCGTATCTCTATTAAGCCTGTTACACTATTTACGATGGTAGTACCACCACTGTTCTGTATCAAAGCCCATTGGTTTGTGCCTGTATTATCGATATGACCGAATGCGGCGTGGTCAGCATCATTATCCATATATCCAATTCTGGTACACCCGATGATGGCTGTCACATCCGTATCCGGGTGAACTTCCAATGTCCTGGATGACGCTGCTCCACCTATACCCACGCGACTATTCGTAACGTCAACTGACAGACTACTCACCGTACCAACATCAAAGTTACCAGATATGGCTAGTGTACCAGAAACTTCTAAATCTGATTTAGGTTGTGTACTACCGATTCCAACACGGTTACCCACGGTATCCACATGAAGTGTGTTTGTATCAACCACGAGGTTTGAAGTTACTTCAACATCTCCTGAAAACACTTGAAGCTTTGGTTGTGGACCCATTATACTATTAGTGTCCAATAAAATTATGTAGGACATATCATTCTTGCGAACCAAAATGTATTAGGGTCGTGGATGTGGAGTGTGTAACTAGTATTCCAATCCTGCATTTTAAAATGTATGGTATCACCCCCCTGGCAATCCACGAGCGCATCACAGACAGACTGGTTGTAACTAGAACCAGATATGAATTTAGCGTGTTGCAAACCCCGACCATATTCACTCTCCGTACTACCGCGTGTTCTTACAATCCATGTTCCGTAACCACGGGATTGGTAACTGCTGGAATTCGTGTGTGAACTGCATACAAAAGAAACATGATAAACACCGTTGTATCCAGACGGGATGTTTATCTTTGTACCCGCGCGGGTCAGAATGTTATTACCGAGACCGTCAATATAAATGTCGTTGGCGGCATTACTGTAAGTATTATTACCTCTGCCCCATATATAAGGTAGCCCATCCTGACGTATCTCACCATTGACATCGAGTTCACAGAGTGGTGCATTCGTTCCCACGCCAAATCTACCCCCCTTAAATACAGACTCTGAGCTACCTGACGAATTTATTGACCTGAGAATTACACTTCTACCCGATGCGCAATTGAGGGATGTATGCCGACCAGCATCGTTTGGTTCCTGAAAAATTCCACTGTTTGTACTATCAGCGTAATTTTCAGCTGCCATACGGGAAAGATCATCGGTGCTAAATACAACGAGATTACCAAATCTCGCCGATACTAAACCACTGGTCTGATTAGGTTTAACTTCCATCACTTCAGTTGGTCTAGTAGTGCCTATACCTATTCTCTGTGTCTCCGTATCTACATGAAACGCGTCTGTACCGACGTTCAAATTTGACGATATTTTTCCTGTGCCCACCACGTCTAAAGTTTTTAATGGAAGTGTGGTACCCAACCCCACACGCCCCGATACAGAGTCTACATGAAGTGTGTTTGTATTCACGGTCAAGTTGGATGTCACCGTGACATCTCCTGGAAACGTTCGGATATTGGTTGTCGCCATCTACTATTACTGTCATATAAAAATATCTTAAATAGAATGTCCGTTTAACATAAACATGCTCATATGAGTATTTGGGTAATGTAAATTACAATCTTTGTCGGCAATGAAAACCGCCTTAATTACATCCCCATCGTTACATTGAGCATTGGTGGTTAAAGACATTTGATTATATGTACCAGTTTCGACTACTTCTATATTACCTTCCATACTAGCAATTTGAGTGCCTCTATTGAGAAAGTGAAATCCCGCCTCTCTAGTACGGTTGCTTCCTTGTACAGAAATGCTGCAATGTACGTGTATACGATACCACCCCGCATATCCAGTTGGGATTGTAACAGAACCCGCGTCTGCTGAGCGGCTGTAAGTGAAGATATTTATAAGTCTAGCTTCGTAATGTTGAATAGTATGGGTGTCCCCAGCGCTAAGATTAAAAAAGTTGTTAGAGCCAGAAAAACTTGTAGAAGGTGAGTGTAAATATATATACGGTATATTCCATTTCATAGCTTTAGAATTACCCGATGTTTGAAACTTGTGAGTGGGTTCAGACACGGATCCTATACGAAACTTACCATTTCTATAAGTTGCCAAACCACTATTCAGGCACGTGAAAAATAATACTCCATTTCCCCCACCGTTAAGATATGTATCCCCGTTGGTATTATCTTGCTGAAAGGCGTAGTAATTGTTATTCACTCCAATTTGGTCTACATGTCCGAAACACGGAAATGTTTGTGAACGCCCCAATAGGGCACGTCCTATAACAGCCGACTTATCATTTTCATTGATAAAAGCCTCAAAATCTCTCGTGGGTTGTGTATTTCCTATACCAACTCTCTTGTTTGTAGAATCCACATGGAAAAGGGTAGTTCCCACGGTTAGATCGGAAGTCGTGTGAACATTGCCACCCACGTCTAATGTAGTAGATGGAGATGCCTGGTTTATACCGACCCTATTAGTATCGGATGTGGTAACCAATATTGACGTATCTACCCTAAGACCATCTGTCACCTTGACATCACCCGAAAATACTTGAATGTTAGTCAATTCACTAGACATTTATTACTGTTAGTAACCTATAATTTTTTTTGATTGGGTTTCACTCAAAAAAAAATATGTGTATTGGAGTTTTGAAATATGTTTAATAGTTGAATGTTATCACTGCACCACCAGTTCCTTCTTCAATCGTTGAAACCACGCCCGAACCACTCTGAGATATGTATTCTATGAAAACATTATAGTTACCAGCAGATGCCATAGTTTCTGTTGGTTTGAATGATACCGAAGTAGCTGCCGTGGTTACCGAAGAGTCCCAGGGATTTGCGGTTGAATTACCAAATACACTAACGCCACCTAAACCTATATTTTTACTGGGGGTTCCACCATTCCAATCTCCACCACTACATTCAAACGTTATGGTACTCACTTCACTAGCTGTACCTTCTACGAGATGTGCAACAATTTTTGCGTAAAATACATGGTTTGTAAAGTTAATTTTGATCGTAGCTTCCGTTGTATTTACCGTACTCAAATCACCCGAATAGGAGTATGTTTTCTTCCGCACTTGATCAGTATTGGTGATGAGACCACCTGCAATGTAAACATTTGAAGCGTGTACATTAGTTGTCACATATGCATTTCCTGTTACATATAGCTTAGAATCTGGGTTTGCAGCTCCGATCCCTACGTTCCCATCTTCATAACTCAATGCGGTGGGAGACGATTCAATCTCCCATGGTGAACTAATAAATTGAGAGCCACCTTCATATAGGTCCCCACTGAAGTTAATATCACCTGCGACATCTAGGGTGAAACCCGGGTTTGTTTTTCCAATACCCACCCTATTTGACACTGAATCTACGTGCAAGGTGGTTGTATCCACATTCAAGTTTGAACCTATGTATACATCATTACCGACGTGAACATTATTAGCCACACCGACACCACCTGCAACTTGTAGAGCACCTGTAGTTGCACTATCAGATATAGTTGTATCCGTGACATCAACACTCCCAGATGACAGGTCCGCCGCAAAGATGGTCTTTTCAACACCGAGACCACCTACAACCTTCAAAGCTCCACTTGTTGTTGTGGTAGCATCTGTAGCGTTCCAAACCTTGGTTACTCCTCCAACGTTTAGGTTTTCTTGGGTACTTACACCACCTGTAACCTTTAAGGCACCTGTAGTTGCACTATCAGATGTAGTGTTATCTGTTACGATAACACTTCCGGATGACATGTCCGCCGCGAAGATGGTCTTAGCAACTCCTAGACCACCTACAACTTGTAAGGCACCCGTAGTTGTATCAGTTGCATTTGTATCATCCCAAACCTTGGTTACTCCTCCAACATTTAGGTTTAGTTCAATACCGGCACCACCTGTTGTAACTATGAGAGCACCCGTATCTTTATCGGTAGAATTTGTGTTATCTGTGATATTAACACTTCCCGATGACATATCGGCTGCAAAGACAGTCTTGGCAACTCCTAGACCACCTACAACCTTCAAAGCTCCACTTGTTGTTGTGGTAGCATCTGTAGCGTTCCAAACCTTGGTTACTCCTCCAACGTTTAGGTTTTCTTGTGTACTTACACCACCTGTAACCTTTAAGGCACCTGTAGTTGCACTATCAGATGTAGTGTTATCTGTTACGATAACACTTCCAGATGACATGTCAGCCGCGAAGACAGTCTTGGCAACTCCTAGACCACCTACAACCTGTAAAGCACCTGTAGTTGTATCGGTTGCATTTGTACCATCCCAAACCTTGGTTAGTCCTCCAACATTTAGGTTTTCTTGTGTACTTACACCACCTGTAACCTTTAAGGCACCTGTAGTTGCACTATCAGATGTAGTGTTATCTGTTACGATAACACTTCCAGATGACATGTCAGCCGCGAAGACAGTCTTGGCAACTCCTAGACCACCTACAACCTGTAAAGCACCTGTAGTTGTATCGGTTGCATTTGTACCGTCCCAAACCTTGGTTAGTCCTCCAACATTTAGGTTTTCTTGTGTACTTACACCACCTGTAACCTTTAAGGCACCTGTAGTTGCACTATCAGATGTAGTATTATCTGTTACGATAACACTCCCAGATGAAATATCGGCTGCAAAGATGGTCTTGGCAACACCGAGTCCACCCACAACTTGTAAGGCACCTGTAGTTGTATCAGTTGCATTTGTACCGTCCCAAACCTTGGTTACTCCACCGACATTCAAGTTTAGTTCAATACCGGCACCACCACTTTGAACTATGAGAGCACCCGTATCTTTATCGGTAGAATTTGTGTTATCTGTGATGTTGACACTTTCAAATGTTGTATCGGCGGCGTGTATACTCTTAACAACCCCGAGGCCACCTAAAATTTGTAAAGCACCACTTGTAGTTGAGGAAGCATCTGTGTCATTTTCAATCTTACCAGTTCCACCAACGAATAGATTTTCTCCTATACCCACACCACCCGCTACTTGGAGGGCACCTGTTGTTGTTGAAGTGGCTCCAGCATCACCAGTGACGAGGACGTTAGAAGCCGTAGAAATATTTGAAGTAAAATGGGCATTACCAGTTACATATAGCTTTGAGTCTGGAACGTTGTCATTCTCACCATCTCCAATTCCGATACCGAGTCCGCCATCAACGATGTAGACATTTCCATATTGAACTGTCACAGTGTTTTGTGTGATGAGGTGCCCCCAAATATTCGCAGTTATATGGGCATCATCTTGCCATTCTACGTGATCAGCTGTGTAACCCGCGTCTGTATAACCGATAGAAAAGTGGTCATGAGGATCGGTGTGATGACCAATGAATATATTCTTACCGGGGTGTTCCATGATAATACCAATATCCAGTGAACTAGATACATTATTATTAGCTAAATCAAGGATACGATCAGTTATAATCACGTCATTTGATGTGATTGCAAATGTATTACCTACCACACTAATATTACCCGCGATTTCCATATTTCCACTGATTGTGATTGAACCATCATCATTTTGAGTAATGAGAGAATTAACTAATTTTTTATTTGCATCTGTAAAGGGT